AAGATCTAACTAAAGAACAAACTGAAGTAAAATCTTTTCTATCTGATCTAGTAGATAGTCAAGGTGTTCCTGACGATAAGGGGCACTTATGGTATCCACTAGAGCAGGAAGTAGATGGTTACCGTTCTTTGCAACGTCAACGCAAAGTTTCTCAATCTCTAGACATGTCTCAAGCCACAAAGATTCTTACAGAAAAGAACCTATATTCTCGTTGCTTTGAGATGCAGCCAGTTCTAAACGAGGATGAAGTAATGTCTTGTTTGTACGAAGGTTTGCTTACTGAGGAGGAGATTGATACGATGTTTCCTAAGAAAGTTGTCTGGGCCTTTATTCCTTCTAAATCGTAAGGTTAAATATGAACGACGAAGTTGACAAGCTCTTTGAAAGCCTGGATGATTACTACCCTGGGTCAAAGCGCAAACGTCGTGCTCCAGACCCAAAAGCAAAACCAAGAAAAGTTTCTACACCAGGAACTTGGGATTCTGAACCTCAGGTAAAGACCCTCCCAAATGGAAAGGTGCTAGAATTGTTCAGTGCAGGATCTCTAGGACTTGCACTAAACAGACCGTTAGTTACTTTGAGGCTTTGGGAACGAAAAGGTTATATTCCACGTGCACCTTATCGCCTAAAGTCAATGATTGTTAATGGTGTAAAGAAGCCCGGATGGCGGATGTACAGCAGAGCAATTGTCGAAGCAACTATCGAGAGCTTTCAATCTCGGGGACTTCTTGAAGCACCCAGGGTTGATTGGAATCGACATCAAGATCTATCAATTGAATTGATGGAGAAATGGACTAAGATTCACTCTCAAGAAACAACTTAATATGACCATCAACCTATGATCCATTGACCGAAAGGAGATACCCAAATGGGTATCCGCATTGATAACGAAGCAACACCTAATCTAGACTCATACGTGAGTGAAACACCTACACAAGAAGTTCTCGAAGAGATCTTCGCAGAAGAAGACGAGACAGAAACACCTGAACGTTCTTCTATTATTCAAACTGGTTGGGCAGCAGCCAAAAAAGCTGTAGCTAAATCCAGTAAATCCTTCGCAACTGATTTCCGTTTTGACGAAGATGTCCAGCTAATCAAGTTCATTGGTAATGAGCCAATGACCTTTATGCAGCACTGGGTTAACCGTCCAGGAAAGAAGTCATTTATTAGCATTGGTGAGGGCGACCCGCTAATTGCTGTGGGCAGTAAGCCAGATCAAAAGTTTGCGTTTACTGTTCTCAACTTGTCTGATGAAGATCCACAACTTCAACTAATGGTTGTAGGTATTCGTCTATGTGGACAACTTGAGAAGCTTGATTCAAATGCAAAAACTGGTCCACTCAACCGTCCAGATCTATACTGGGCTGTTAGCAAGAGCGGAACCGGCACAAAGACCTCTTACACAATTAATCCTGTGAAAGAGCGCGACCTCGCTGAGGATTGGGGTATTGACCCTGTTGCAGCAGCTGAGCTAATTAAAACAATGAAGCCACTTGGACCAGAAGCACTTCACACTTCTACCAAAGCTGAACTTGCTGAAATTGCTCGAGAAATTGCATCAGCTAACTAACCTCAAATAATCGTGCTGAGGGCTCATCTCTTGGTGTCTCCTTTTCTCTATGAGCCCTCAGCGCACCTAATCCAGGAGCGCTAATGAATATAATTACTACACAGGCACAACTATCTGAACTTGTTAAGGCGTATGAATCTGTTGATGCGTTTTGCTTTGACGTAGAAACGGTCGGAGATCACCGAGGAGATCCTCGTCAAAATATTGTTACTTGGATTGCATTAGCTACTTATGACCGCGTAGATGTAATACCTATGGGTCATCCAAACGGAGAATATCTACGTACCGAATACCCACTACTCCCTTCTGCAGTTGCTCGTGTAGCAAAGGGGCTAGAACTACGTGATTCTGACTACAGCAAAGACGAGCGTAAGGCCACTCGTATATTTGGCCCAGCACCTGAGCAGTTAACTGCGGGAGAAGTGTTTAAGGCTCTTAAGCCACTATTAACCAGCAACAAGGTAAAGGCTGGTCACAATCTTAAATTTGATCTACAAAGCGTATCTAAATACATCGGCGGTCTTCCAGCACAGCCGTATGCATGCACCCTGAACGCCTCATTTATCTTAGATAACCAAAACCGTAACTCTTTAGGTTTAGATGACTGCTTACAGCGTGAGTTTGGCTATCACATGGTGAAGGGTGTAGGAAAAGAAGTAGAGAAGCATAGCTTTGAAGAAGTTGCTACTTATGCGGGCCTAGATGCTGAATGGACCTGGAAGCTTTGGTTGAAGCTATCTAAGCAGTTAGACGCTGATGGTCTTCGAGGTATCTTTAATCTTGAAATGGATGTTCTAGATGTTATCTGCCGTATGGAGCTACGCGGAGCAGATATTGATGTCGATGAACTAGAGAAGTTAAAGGCAAACCTTGAAGTTCAACTTGAGACTACAAAGGCAACAATCTATAGGCTTGCAGGAAAAGCTTTTAATATTAATAGTGTTCCTGAGAAACAAAAATTATTGTTCTCCCCTAAGAAAGATGGGGGTAGGGGTTTGAAGCCTAAGGTTTTAACCCCCGCAGGACAGAAGCGGGCTGATGAGGGTAAGCCAGCTTCTGTTTCTGACTTCTCTGTATCTGAACCTGCTCTACAAGGTTTGGCAGGTAAGGATCCACTAGTAGATGCTCTTATTGAGTACTCTGATTTAAATAAGTTGTTGACTACCTATGTAATTCCATATCTAGGGGGAGACATAACTAGAACTCTTGCTGGTAAATCAAAAGTTACTGCAAAGAAAAGCTTGATGCTTAAGGGCCGTATTCATACTGACTTTGTTCAATATGGTGCGGAGACCGGCCGATTCTCGAGCCGTAATCCCAATTTGCAGAATGTGCCGGCTCCGCACACACCTAATGGTAAGGCAATTCGTAATCTTTTTGTTGCTCCAGAAGGATATTCTTTGGTAGTTGCTGACTATTCTCAGATTGAACCTCGTGTAATCGCTTCGTTTAGCCAAGACAGGATTATGTGTGGTGCTTACTTAAATGGCGAAGACATTTATACAACTATTGGAAATACCATGGGCGTTGATCGTAAAGCTGGTAAAGTATTAGTTTTGTCCTTGGCTTACGGTGTTGGTCCAGATAAGATCTCAACATCTATCGGGTGTTCTTTAGCCGAGGCTAGGGATTTATTAGATGACTTCGTATCTAAGTTCCCTTCTGTGGCTAGGTACAAGCGTCAGGTTATCAGTGAGAGCCGTAGGCAGGCTCCAATTCCTTTTGCCAGCACTCTTTTAAAGCGTCGTCGTTATTTGCCTGATCTTCGTTCTAATGAGGTATGGAAGCGTTCAAGAGCTGAACGACAGGCTTTTAATACCGTAATCCAGGGGTCGGCAGCTGACATCATTAAGCTTGCTATGATTAGGGCTAATAAGATGATCCCTTCCGAGGCAAACCTTATCCTTACAGTGCATGATGAGTTAGTGACGGTAACTCCTACTGAACTTGCTGAGGAAACTGCAGAGCAGATTAGGCAAGCAATGGAAGGCATTAACGCATTAACTGTTCCGTTACTTGCGGATATAACTACTGTTAAACGATGGGGAGAAGCTAAGTGAAGCTATTTCGACGTAAGAAGAAAAAACTTTCAATTACGCAAGTACCTCTTACAGTCCTCATGCGTGAAATTATCTACGATGCGATGCTTACTCCTACAGAGGGCATTGCTGAACTTATGGGATTACCCCCAATCTCTTCAGAGGTGGCTGAGATGGAGGAACAGGCTAGTCAAGATCGCCTTTCTAATATAGCCGGGTTACTTCCCTTTATAGACGCACATGCGGATATTGCGGCAAAGATTGCAACTTCAGCTTATATGCTTGATGAAGAGAACGATGAGGATATGGCTCCAGAGCAGATTGAGCAGCTTAATCATTTGTTTCGTATGGTGTCGCTATCCGCAGCAGTTTCCTGCGTATCAACTTTAGCAAATATAGGACTAATCGAATCAAGGGTGGCATCAGATGAGTAATAGCAATTGGTGGGCAAAAAAATTAGGTACCCAATCACCTACACAAAATACTCCCCCAACTTCTCCTCCTTCTCCTAATGTGTACCGACCTCCTCAACAGAGCCCTAACATTCAGGTGTCTTATGATCAGCAACAAGATCAGTTAGTTACTCGTGCACAGAGCGCGAGAGATGCTGAGCGTTGCCCAGGCTGTATGTCAGGAAACTACATGGCGCCAGTTGGCACTCAGCGCAAACGTTGTTATGATTGTGGGTATCCAATTGTCCAGTCAGGTACTGGAGCAGGCGGTACAGGTTCGTCTAGCAGTGGTCCAACGATTGCAGCTAAGCAGCCAAATCAAGGCGGAGGATTTAATCCAACAACAATCGTAGGGAGACTTGAGTAATGGTACTAAGCGCAGAAGCATTAAAAATTGCAGCAGGTATTAATAAGAAACTTGGAGCAAACACAGTTGTTCTTGCTGGAGAGGCACGACTATCTCAGCGCATTACGTCTGGTTCTCTAACGCTTGATGTTGTTCTTGGCGGAGGTTGGCCAATGAATCGTTGGGTAGAGCTAGTGGGCGAAGCATCGCATGGGAAGACAGCGATTGCTTTAAGAACTATTGCAGCTAACCAACAGATCAACCCTGACTTTACTGCCGTATGGATTGCGGCAGAAGACTTTGACTCAAAATATGCTGAGCTTTGCGGTGTAGATAACAGTCGTGTCTTACTTGTAGAAACTAACAGTATGGAGGACGCATTTGATTCGGTTATTCAATTCATGGAAAGCAAGGCTGTTGATATGGTCGTTGTTGATTCACTTCCTGCCCTGGTTCCTAGTGCAGAGGATGAGAAGCACATGGAAGAATTCACCGTTGGACGAGGAGCCCTCATCACCAACAAATTCTTCCGAAAAGTAGCCAGCGCTACTAAGCGAGACCTTATTGAGTCAGAGCGCCCAGTTCTTGGAATTATGATCAATCAGTATCGTATGAAGATTGGTGTGATGCACGGAGATCCGCGTACCACCCCAGGTGGTCTGGGTAAGGACTATGCCTATAGTGTTCGTTGCGAAGTAAAGCGTGACGACTGGGTCGAGGTTGGTACCGGAGAAAGCAAGCGTCGTGTAGGTCAGACTATTCGAGTCAGAACTATTAAGAATAAGACTTTTCCCCCACAGCAGACTGCCTACCTAGACTTCTATTTTGCAGACGGTGGGGCTATTGATGCTGGCGGTTATGACACCGGAAAAGAGATTGTTGCCCTATCTATCCTAAATGGCATCGTAGAGCGCCGTGGAGGATGGATGTATTATGGTGACCGTAAGTGGCAGGGAGCTCAGGCTTTGATTGACTCCCTACGTGAGGAGATTGATCTGCGAGAGGAGTTAAGTAAGGCCGTGCTAAGCACTATTAAGGCTCAGCCTATCTTGGCACTTCACGAGGACTCTAATGAAGAGTGAGGGACAAAAGCAATCTCTAAAGCATGAGAAAAGGTTAGCTAAGAAGATTGATGGCTCTAGGTCAGCAGCTTCTGGAGCTTTTTGGTCTCGTAAAGGAGATGTAAGGAACGACGAACTTCTGATTGAGCACAAATGGACTGGCAAAAAGTCAGTAACCATTAAATCAGATGTTCTAAAGAAGATTACTACCGAGGCTATCCTAGATAGCCGTATTCCGGTTTTAGGTCTTCATCTTGACGGAGAGAACTACGTAGTTTTAGTGGAGGAGGATTTCTTTGAACTTCGTAATTCAATCAAAGGTGGATAGATGGATAACCCAGACGAGCCCAAGTGGGCTTGGAGATACGACGCCAAGTGTCGTGGGGAAGATACAGAAATATTTTTTCCTCCAAGAGACAAGGCTTTATACAAACCAATAGCTGATAAGGCTAAAGCAATTTGTTGGGGACGAGACGGTCGACCGGCCTGTCCAGTTCGCAAAGAGTGCTTAAAAGAGGCTATTATAAACGATGAGCTACACGGAATCTTTGGTGGTATGTCCCACAGAGAAAGAAATGCAGCTCAAAGAAAATATAAAAAACAAGGCTTAACATTAGACGAATGGATAGATCAGGATGGCAAGTACGGGCAAACCTAAGGGTGCACTAAAGGCATTTCTAGAAGCTAACAAACGAGATACTCGTTTGGTAGGCGCTATTGAGCGTCATTTACTAGCAAAGCCTTTTGATTCTCGTAATATGGCTGTTCTACACCCTTCAGACATAATTAAACCTGAGTGGTGTCATTTAGCTTCCTATCACGCTTTATCGGGTAACTACAAAGAAGTTCGTGAGAAGCCAAACCTACGCCTTGCTTCTATTTTTGCTGAGGGACATTACATCCACGATAAGTGGCAGACCTGGCTTAAAGAAATGGGAGTTCTATACGGTAAGTGGGAGTGCTCAGGTTGTGGCCCATCTGATTGGGAACTAGCCTCAGACTTAGATTTTACAGATAGCTGCGGAACTTTTGAGTACCGCGAAGTACCTCTACACAGCGCTAAGCATATGATCTCCGGACATTCAGATGGCTGGGTTAAAGGCTTGGGAGAAGATTTCCTAATTGAAATTAAATCTATTGGGCCGGGAACCCTTAGATTTGAGGCTCCTGCACTTATCTCTCAGGCAGATGGGGATCTAGAGAAGGCTTGGAGGAATATTCGTGCACCGTTTAGGTCGCACCAACTTCAGGGCCAGGTCTACCTTCATCTAACCCATTTGATGGCTGAAGCTGGTGAGATCCCTTCAGCACCAAACGAGATTGTATTTATCTATGAGCTTAAATCTACTCAAGATTATAAAGAATTTGTAGTTACCTACAACCCAGAATATACAAAAGATATCTTTGAGAGTGCTTTGGACGTTGCCTGGGCAGTTGACAACAAGCGCCCACCCATGTGTAATATTGACCCTATAAAGGGCTGCAAGCGTTGCGAGCCGTTTAGGGGGGAAGATGCCTAACTACGAATATAAGTGCACTACTTGTCAGGAGACTTTTGAAAGTTTTTTCCCGATTACAGATGGACCAGCTCCTGCAGTAGTCTGCGAGTGTGGTGGTGAAGGTTTTCGTAAATACTCTAATTTTGGCATTCACCTAAAAGGCGGGGGATGGGGCGGACAATGATTAAACTACGCATCCCTAAATTAAAAAGTAAATCTAATTTAAAGCTAGTTTCATGTAGTCATTGTGGACGTGAGTTTTATATTGCTATTAAGAATGTTAGAATAAACAACTACTGCAATTACTGTTAAGGAGGGGTCATGCATTTAGAGCGTACTGAAAACGGTATTACCCTTGATGGGTTACCCGTATATGTAGCAGATGATGATTTTATTGAGCATCTGATGGAGATGGGTTATGACGAGTACATCGAAGAAGATGATCTTCAAGATGAGTGGAACGCTTGGTTAAAGGAGAACTTAGATGAGTCCAATTGAGTTAAAGGTAGCAGAGGCAAGTAGTAGAACTATTGCCGCTCTAAATACGCAGGGTATGACGGTAAACGGCAAATACAGTTATGACGCCCCCTCACTACCAGCAGATATAACTGAGCTTATGGAAGAGCAGGTTATGGATCTGTATACCAAGTATGTCGCTTATCTAGAATTTATTAACTTACAGTTGTGGTGCGCTGAAGTAGATAAGGCAGAAGCAGATAAGAACTTGTCATTTGTTCGTGCACAGAAGCGTCTAGCGTTAAAAAAGAACGGCACTGCGGTTTCTATGATTGACGCCGAAATTGAAGTAGATCCTGACTACCGCACTAAAGCCGATGCTTTACATGAGCTTTCTAACTATCATGGATTAATTCATATTATCTCTGAGCGCTTGTCTAAAGATATCTCTCTCATTAACCGTGAGATTACTCGCCGTGTAAATATTAATAAGGCAACCGGTAGAAGCAGTTGGTTGACACCATGACCTGGGAACAAATGTCTTTATTTACCGATGAGGAGTTAGGCATATCTCCTAGCTATAACGTTATTGGTCTTACCGGTTACGCACAGTCCGGGAAAGATACCCTCGCATCTATCCTGGTAGAGAAGTATGGCTATAAAAGAATTGCCTTTGCAGACGCCATAAGAAACTTTTTATATGAAATTAACCCCATGGTTAGTTGCAGTCCTACAGGTTATTTAAAAGATTTAATTAATCTTGTTGGTTGGGATGCTGCAAAGCAAGAGCCGCAAGTACGCAGGTTGCTTCAAGACCTGGGTGTTGCTGCACGTAACATTATTGATTCAGATATCTGGGTTGAGGTCGCATTAAAGAACATCGATCCAGATGATCGAGTAGTTATCACTGATGTTAGGTTTGTAAATGAGGCTGAACATCTACGCTCACTTGGGGGACAACTTTGGCGCGTAAAGCGTCTTGGGGTTGAAGCAGTAAATTCTCATATATCAGAGCATGAGCTAGACGGCTACAAAGTTGATCAAATCTTTATTAATAACGGGACCATTGATGATCTACGGCTACTAGTACAGACCAGGATGAGTAATGCCTTCGCAGAGTAGAAAACATCGTGGGTATAAATCTCAAGATATTCTTGCAGAAAAACTTGTCCTAGAAGGTTGGCCTTACGCTAAATCAACTGGCGCAGGTAGATCCGGAACAGACGTTACCGGAACTATCGGCATTGATTGGGAAGTAAAGGCTAGAAAAGATTTCAACCCTAGCGCTGCTATAAAGCAGCTAAAAGAGCGTAGTGATGGAGAAACTCTTCCAATCGCTGTACTGCGCCTTAATGGCCAGGGACCAGCAAGTGTCGGGGATTGGCCTGCTGTTTTACGGCTAGATGACTTAATTAGGCTATTAAAAGAGGCTGGATACCCTGACTTAACTCCATAAATAACGTACCTTGTTCCTTGGGTGGGCGACTAATAATCGAATCCAAAGGACTACAAACTCGTGATTGAAAAAGATACAACAGAAGAGCAGTTTTTACGTGTAAGTGCAGGTTCTAATGCACAATCCGTAGGCTCTGCTATTGCTCATGCTCTTTATGAGCGCCCTCAAGTTAAGCTTAGGGCTGTAGGAGCATCCGCAGTAAATCAGGCTGTAAAGGCAATTGCTATCGCTAGAGGCTATGTTGCCCCTAGAGGTCTTGACCTAAGCTGCCGACCAGGCTTTACCACCGTGGATTCACGGGACGGACAAATTTCAGCGATAGTCTTTACTATCAATGTAAGTTGATATATTCTTTATATTAAGAGATCTCTAAACAGTTAGGAACCCCATGGCAAAAAGCTCAATCCCAAGCCCTGACGAGGCGCTTGCAGGTATGGCAAAGCAAGGTCGCCAGCCTATGATGAAAGAAGGACTTGGTTTCACCTCTCCTTCAGCATCACCTAAGGCAGGAACACTTGTATCAAAGAAGAACACCGCAGCTGGCGATCCATCTGGAGCAAAGGGTGCACCTCGTTCAAATGTACAGGCCGCATTACCTGCTCAAGATCGTAATGGAGCTGCATACTCAATCAAGGCTAGTTATACAAAGATGACCGATCCAGCTGCTGGACAAACCCAAGCAAATGGTCGAATCATTAAGACCGCTGTAAAGCGTGACCGTACCAACTTTGATTCAGGAGCAGGCGCTTCTTACTAATTTCGTGTATGCTAGTTACTAGGTCTTAGAGGACTCCTCTAAGGCCTAGTACTGCAATTGGAGCATAAGAGGAGGCATCAGTGTCGCTACAAGATTTGTACGCAGAAGCAAAATCATTGGGAAGTATTAAGAATTGTATTGTGGGTCAGTGGGCCGCTACTCTTCCTGAAGAAGATAAAAAAGCATTTGAATTTGCTATGGAAGATGATGATTTAAGTACAAAAGATTTATTTTTATTGCTCCGTCGTGCCGGGGGCACGTTTGGCAAAACAGCTGTTCGTGACCACCGTAGAGGAGATTGTGTATGTCTTTAGCAGATGATTATGATTCAATAATTCAAGCTGGTAATCAGGGTTCAGATAAAGCTAACAAAAATATTCCAGAAGCCTGGCGTCCTCGTTCTGAAATTGGAACTGATGGTGGCTTTATTGTTTCTACTCCTAGACCAGATGGTAATACTCCTGGCGCAGAAGAGATTCTTATAGAAGCAAAGCTTGATCCTGCTGAATGGACTGTGGTCTCTCACCGACGTTCTCGTTGGCAAACATTTAATGGTGATTGGTTAGAGTCATTTAGAGTTAATGTTGTACCCGCACAAAACTCTACTGCTCCTGATTATGATCTAGAGAAACTTCTTGAGGGAATTTCAAAGTGGAAACCTGGAAAGGTTTCAGAATTAACTGGGGACCTAACTGCTGTATATAGCGTTGGTGATACCCAGTATGGTAAGGATGACACCCCTGCAATTATTGATAGAGTTCTTCGTTCTTTTGATGAGGCTGTTGAGCATCATAAATATCTTGCTAAAAAATATAACATCGGGCAGATTGCTTTGCCTCAGCTTGGTGACTGCATTGAGGGTATGACCAGCCAAAAAGGAAAGGTTATGGGACGTCATGATATAGGCGTTTCAGAACAGGTTCGAGTAGGTCGCCGTATGCTTCTTGCTCAAGTAAAGGCTATGTCCCCTCTAGCTGGAAAGATAATAGTTCCAGTAGTTCCAGGTAATCACGATGAGGTTCAACGTTTTCTAGTTGGTCGCCCAGAAGATTCTTGGCAGATTGACGTTGTTGCTCAAGTAGAGGATATTTGTAAGGAAAACGAGTTCTTACATGATCGCGTAGAGTTTAGATATCCTGCATCAGATGACAGTACTCTTACAGTTAACCTAAGCGGGGTTATGTATGGTATGGCACATGGACATCAAGCTAGGGATATGGTTAAGTGGTGGAGTGGTCAGGTTATGGGCCGTTGTTCGGTAAAGGATGCGGACATTCTCAATGTCGGTCACTATCACCATTATCGATCACAGAATGTCGGACCACGCTTATTTATTCAGAATCCTTCTATGGACAATGGTTCAGCTTGGTTTAGAGATAAGTCAGGTTTAGATAGCGCACCAGGAATTATCTCTCTTGTTGTTGGTGCAGATGTAGATCCAAGACGTGAACTTGTAGTTCTTGGAGGACGAGAGTCTCGATAGTAAAAAACCCCCGGCTAATAACCGGGGGTTTTTTATTAGTGTTCCGACCACCAAAACCCTAACAAAGTTATTGCTAAAAGTGTTACTAGGAATATCCCTTGAAAGGTTACGTGGGTTAGGTAGTACATTAAAGTGGACGATTACACATCTGACATACAGCCGTAGCTGCTGTAGAAGTTGCAGGCTTAGCAGCACCCTTAAACTTAGGGCGACCAAAGCCAACAATTGAAATCATAACCTTCTTAGGGTTTTTCTTGTAAGCACGTAGCTTCTTAGAAACTTGACCGCCATTACGTTGGCTACCCTTTTCATCAGGGCTTGTGTTTCCCTCAATGCACCATACAGTTCCATCACCATTGTCTTTAATAACGATGCCAACGTGACTGATACGATCTACGCCATCTGATGGAAAATCAAAATAGGCAATGTCCCCTGGTTCTGGATCCGCAAGATCTCCGTCAATCCAAGCTCCGGCTTTCTTAAAGGCTGCTGCTCCACCTGGAGTGTAAACAGTATTGGGTACCTTTACGCCGGCTTCATTAGCGCACCAGTTTACGAAAGAGCCGCACCATGGCTGAAAGTTAGCCTTTGTGTAGGCACCGTACTTAGTTTCATTATCCTTAGGACCTTCAATAGTCCCTAGTTCTGCTGTTGCAACCTCAATAAGACGGGCTGCTGTTCCTTGATCTGCCATTAGTTATCCTCCTTAGCCCAATCTTCATCAACTGGTTGTTCCTCTGGAACCTGTCCATCTGGCTTAGATACTGACGCTGCTGCATAAGAGATTGCTCCAGCAGAGCTAATAACGATATCTGTACCGTTTTGCTTAGCCTCTACCTTAAGATCTGATTCGCTCTTAGCTTTAGTATCTACTGCTGCAAAGGCCGCGTTAATTTCTTCTAGATCTAGCTTTCCGTCGTTCATAAAACCACGAGCTAGCTTTTCAACTACAGCTGCTACAGCTGTTAGACCAGCTACAGTTACTGCTGTGATAGTGTCTACACCTGCAATTGCTCCGGCACCAATAACTGATAGACCGCTAGCTGCAAAAGTAGCAACAATTCTTAATAAAATATTTCCGATTGATTTCATTCCTCATCCTTAGGGTTACGAATTGGGTAGGTAACGGCCCAAGCAATCAATGTTCCAATAATTGCATAGCCAACGACAGTCTTTGCAGATCCGTCTAGAACAACCCAGGCAATAAACATGCCTAACAATGTCCATAGCTGGTCAATCATGTCTTTAATGATCTTAATCAAGGTCTACGTCTCCTAACGCCTTTGCTATCTCCAGAGGCACCACCGCCACCAGAACTTCCACCGCCTCCGCCTGTAGAACCACCTGTTGTGGTTGTAGTAGCAGAAGCTGCAATACCTACTGCGTTAAGAGCGGCTTGACCCGCAATAACGGCAGCAACTACCATTTTTTGTGCTTCTTCACGTTCTTCGGGGGACATATCAGCACCAATACTTCCAAGTGCTTTCAGGGCTTGACCAGGGTCACTAAATAATTCGCCAATTAACTCCGCAGGGTTCTCTAGTAGCACGAGGGCTGCGGCAACGTCTGCTGTAATTATAACCTCGTTACCGTTTTCATCCTTCCTAACCTCAACAGGAGTCTCTGGTGGAAGGTCCTTATACTCAAGGCCTGCCTCTTTAATAGCTTCAGCAGAGACTGGGCCTCCATTGGCTTCTGCAATCAAAGCTTCCGCCACAACCTCCTTTTCAGCCTCAGTTAATTTGCCATCTGCAAGGGCATCCGTTACAGCCTCTTCCACAGATGGTGTATCATCAGAGGATGATTCTTCTATCGGATTTTGTTGCTCTGGCTCTTGTGACTCTGGTTCTTGTTCTGGTTCCACAGGCAGTTCGGGTTCAAGGGGAACCTCGGGTTCTTCGATTGGTGTTTCGGGCTCTTCCGATTGTTGTGGGTCTTCTGTGGGTTCTGATGGCTCTTCTGTGGAAGGCTCAGTAGATGAAGTATCAGTTGAGTCATTTGTTGAATCAGCTTCGTCATCAGATGAAGGGTCAGTTGGAGTCTCAGGGTCAGTATCAGGAGTGGATGATTCCTCTTGAGAAGGCTCTTGTTCGGGCTCTTGAGGATTTGGAGAATCAGTAGATGGATCAGTTTGAGGAGTTGTGGAATCAGGAGTTGTTGAAGGCCCGTCAGATGGTGGATTCGTGGATGGCTGAGGGTTCTGAGGACTTGTTGATTGAGAAGATTCTTGAGCAGGAGGAGTTGGATCGGGAGCAGGTGCAGGAGTCTGTTCGCCTTGCGACCCAGACTGCTGTTGAGTCGCTTGCGAAGCTTCAGTTGCTGAAAGCGCAGATATTGTCGCAACAGTCTGAGAAACCACAGCAGTAGCGGTATCCGCTAAAGTATTTGCAGTAGCAACGGCGGTTGTTAGGTTTTCCTGAGCTGTTGTTAAGTTTGATTGCTCAGTTGTTAGGTTTGTTTGAGCCGTTGTTAGGTTTGTTTCTGCAGTTGTTTTTGCCTCTGTAAGAGTAGTAAGGGTTGCTACTGCCTCTTCTTTAACCTCTGTTTTATCAGTAACTACCGCTGTTTGGCTTTCAATTTGAGCCGCTAAAGTTTCGTTAGTTACATTTGTCATTGGTTTTACAGCAGTATTTGTTGCTTCACGAACACCAATACGAGGACCATTCCAAAGGTTAGTTGTGTTACCTGCAACTGTCGCTACTCCAGTCCATTCCCCAGAAGTAGGGTTTACGGTCATAGTCCAATTAACATTGGTAATAGGGCCATTTGCATCACCAAATCTGTGTAGATCCCAGTCCACAGCAAGTGTTGTTTCTGTAGTGGTTACTGTTATACCAGCACCTGTTCCGGCACTTTGGAAGTCAGATCCAAAGACTGAGATGCTTGGGCCTTGGGGAAAGTCCCACCAGTTGAAGTCACCAGTACCGAAGGTAATAGTTGCCTTTGAGGTCACGTAGATCTGGCTAGCTGTTCCTTGACCTTCGTATACGGTGTTTCCCATTTTAATATCAAAAGGTGTTTGAATCTTTGTAGCAGCGTCCCACATGGCTGGAAGAGTTGTAGTTGTAACCGTTGGTGTTTCTGGAGCTACAGGGGCTACGTACCCCTCAGTTGTATATGTCTTGCTATCTGATGGCGTATTTTGAAGTTCTGTCAGAGTGTTTTGAGCATTTGTAAGGTTAGTTGTAGCCGTGGCAACAATGGCAGTTTGAGAGTCAACTGCGACTGTGGCTGTAGCAACGGTAGCTGTGGCTGACTCAACAATTGTTGTAGCGGTGGCAACTACTGCTGTCTGAGATTCAACCGCTGTCTGAGCAGCTACTGCTGTTGCTGTAGCGGACTCTGCTGCTGAAATTGCGGTTTGTGCAGCCAAAATTGGTTCAGAAGCGGCAGAAATTACAGTTGCAGTAGAACTATCGATAGCTGTATTTAATGTTACAGTTGCAGTCGTAATTTTTTCCTGAACGGAGGCTACCGTTGGAGCTACTACTGCTGTTACCGTTTCTGATGGGGATTGTTGTTGGGTGGATACAGGGGCACTATCCTGAGAAGGAGAAGCTAGAACTGTATCGGAACTTGTGGATTGAGTCTGAAGAGAAGTTGAAGTGGTCTCAGGCGAAGGTGAAGACACAACAGTTGGACTTGGATCGCTGGGCTGCGAAGAATCAGGAGTGGGCGAAGGAGATGGTTCAGGGGAAGACACAGGAGTGGCCGAGGTCGAACTCGTACTGGAAGTTTGAGGGTCCGAAGTTACAGCAGAAGGTGCTGGACTTGGAGATGGAGCTGGATCAGTTGAGGTCGAAGACTGTGTGGAAACAGGACTAACAACCACCGTATCTACAGTGGTTTCGTCTGCTTTAGCTGAATTTTGTCCCAGAATTGATAGAAATAGTATGAGGATTAGTGCTGCGAATAGGCGCAGTGCAAGTATTTTTTTCTCCTTCTATCTATGTTCATACTTTAACATGACATGGTGTAATTTATGTATCATAGTTTCCCCTACATCTTATTTTCTTCGGGAGTTTTAATGACACCACAAGACTGGGCAGCTTTTTGTCTAACAATTGCATCACTAATTGGTTCAGTTGCTATTATGGTTCGTTGGATGGTTAAACACTATCTAGCTGAACTTAAGCCAAATGGTGGTAGCAGTTTAAAAGATAGTGTCAATAGACTTGAACAAAGAATTGATGATCTGTATACATTACTAGCAGAGAAAAAATAATAAGGAGTAATAAATGAAACTAGATCCAAAACTTGCAGCGGCCCTCGCATCATATGGTCGCTCTTTTCTAGCAGCAGCTGTAGCTCTATGGACTACAGGAAACACTGACCCTAAGGCTCTTGTAGCGGCCGGTTTAGCAGCTGTACTTCCAGTAGCGCTTCGTGCTTTGAATAAGAAAGACCCAGCTTTTGGCCTTGTAGCCAACCTAGCTCTTCCAGCCATCACAAAGCAGATAAACGATATCCTGGATGAGTCAAAGAAAAAGACCGCTAAGAAAGCCACAGCCAAGAAGACAAAGTAAACTTCTGATATGGCATCCTCACATCAGAATTGGCAGTACCTAGGAGCTAGCGGGTACATAGGCGCTTACACCACCACAGGTGGTGGAGGCACGCCTATCGTACCTCGCAGCTCTATGGATTTCTTGCGTCTTGGTGTAGGTAGAACCCCTTCAGCAGAGTATCCAGATGGATATCTAGGCACTATCCGTTCTCGTAGAGATGATCGCGGTAACGGTACTGATACTGTTTTAGATTCTCTTAAGTCAAGACAAAATCAAAGAGGATATCAACGCGGTGTTCATAAGGGTGAACGTATTGATCCAGGTCAATACATGTGGCCCGCAGCTTTAAAGCCAGATCGTAGAATTAAGATTGGTGCAGAGCTTACAGAAAACGATGGCTCATTAACTATGAATGTTCGTAGACATGCGCCTAAACAAGAGTTAGCTCCACGCCCACATCTGGTTAATGATGGTAAAGCAAATATCTCTTCAAACGTGCCTGCTGAATTTAATCCACGCATCGCACAGCAATTTGTACATTTACAACCAAGGTGGAAATAATGCCGCAACAAGATAGCGTTTATGATGTCACTAAGGGAAGACCTATTGTAGATAACGGTCCAGAGATTCGTTATGACTACATGGGGCCATTTGGCAGCGTACAAGAAGCCTTGCTAACTAGAGCGGTTCGCTCAGTAACTCTTCCAGCAATGATGATTCAGGATATTGTCCGCCCACCTCTTCCCCAGGTACAGCTATTCCCACCTAGATTTGGATATAGAACCCGTGAGCTTGGTATCCAAGATGTAATGAATGTTGACTCAGAGTTTCAGCCAACCCGTACAGACTTCAGCCAATCAGCCGGATCCTTCCAAGGAACCGGTCGAAATGTTAGCGAGTCAGTATGGTAGACGCTATTAGTACTGAAACTATCTATGATGGTAGTGTTGAGTGTCCTAAATGTGGCCTATTTATGACCCCAGTTGAAGCAATGTACACTGATGGTAAAATGTGTCCAAGCTGTCGTAATGGACTTTATGGCAAGCATATGAAACGAGCTATGAGTGAGCGCTAAAACTGGTGGAAAAGCCCCACGTCGTTCGGTACCTCGTTCTTCAGCCGCCCCTAAAGCAACTAAGCCTAGAACAAAAGCAGAATCTTCTACACGCCAGGTGCGTACCCCAGAGTGGGATAGACGATCTTCTGGAAGATGGACAGGTGGTCAGGCCTACACACTAGCTCCAGGATCTGAGCAGGGTATGGCTCGACGTAGAAACACTAAAAAGTATGTAGCTAGAACCAAAAGAGTTATTCGCCCACGCATTCAAAAGCGCCCAAAGGCTGACAATTAAAGAAAATAGAGAGATACTGGCCTTATGAAGACCGCAGTAGCCGCAGCCGGAGAAGGCCCAGAGAAGAAAAACTTTGGCGTGCCTGGATTAAAAAACTCCAAAGACTATAAGCCTACTTATGAGCGTAAAGAGAACCCAGCTAAAGCTAAGAAAGCTTCAGCAGGTGCCGGATCAGATGATGGTCCATCTAACCCTAAAAAGTCTTTAAATAAGGAGTTGGGGAAAAAAGCTCAGTATAAGGTTGTACCATTAAAGGTAAAGACTAAAAAAGATTTAGAGAAACATGCCCCAGCAAACAAGAAGGGTAGTAAAAAATGAATTCAGTACCTCGTAGAGAGAATGCCTCACAACGTGGAAGCTTTACCCACAGCGTTCGAGCTAAAGACGGTAGCTGGTCTGGTTCAGTAACCCCTATGGGAGCGACTTCGGCTGCTCATGCAAAGGGCATTATTGAACAAGATGGTAAATACGAAGTTACTACAGGTAAGGATTAACTATGAACTTTGTACCTCGCCGTGAGAAAGTACGCAAAGGTTTTACATCTCCAAACGGAATTGCTTTACTTGCTAAGGCAGCTGGATCTAACAAGCCAGCAACTCAGCCTTCTTCAGTGAGAAAAGTAACTCCTCTTTATGATCAAGAAAAGGATAAATAATGGCAACTAATGAATCACGCTCACTTAATACCTCATTAAATGAGGGAGCAACTGACGGTAAATATCGTAAGGTACGTCCTAATACAACTGTTGCCGACCCTTCAACCGGTGACGACATTATGCGTGCTAACCGCAGCGGTCTAAACCCATACTGGAACTATGACTTTATTGAGCAGGAAGCGTCTGTAAAGGTCAACCCTTTGTCTAGCAAGTCGTCTAACTCTCGTCGTTCTCCTATGCCTGTTGCAGACATTGAGAACAATCAAATGGGTGCTAACTACTAAAATGGGGCTTTTTAATTTTGTACGGCCACGTAAATCAGTAACTGCCTCACGTGCAGACGGTGGTGCGGCAGCAGTCTCTGCGTTTGCACCTCCACGTGCAGGAGCACCTACGCGTCCTTTGCCAAAAGCAGTTCGCGGACAAAGACCGCCTTCAGGTGATCCAACTCCTCTTTCCTCAACACGTGCTCCAGGTCCAATAGATCGTGGTAATTCACCACTTGCAGATGAACCAAGAACTGAAGCTTGGGGGGCAAAGATGGCCGGTATCCATAACACGGCTGGATTTATAGGAAGTGATGGAAAGCGGCACTAATGGACGACATGGGCACACCATCTGACAAGCACCCTGCACACAGGGGGCTTAAGAATGCTGGCCATAAGTTTTTTGATCAAAATCTTTCTGATGCAGAGAACAGAGCCAGAAACGCTCATTTTGATACTGGCGCTTCAGAGCACTTAGGGGAGAATGTAGTGTCACTTGCTGCGTTTGCACGTAAAAAAGCGGCACGTAAACCTGAGGGGTACTAATGGCTAATATGAGTTTTGAGGAGAGAGAGCAGCTCCCTGCCACCGTTCAAGTACCAGAAAGAGAACCACGTAAAAAAGTAGAGCACACTACTTCCGGTTCTTACGCAGACAATACTGATTTATTAGATCCAATTCGTCGTCAAAGATACTACCCAGAACTTGGTTTACACGGATTAAAACAACACATTGACTGTGAGGCTACGGAGAGTGCTGACGGACACTCAGGCCCAGCAACTCATTTTATACAGATGCCTGGTGAAGGTGAAGATCAAAGAGAGGCGGTGTGTGCAGTCCACCATGCTCGCCTAACTCAAAAAGCTTTAGAATTAGGTAACTATGACATTAGTAGTACCCGCATACATCCAGATGATGTACAAAAACATTTAGCATTACGCGGAATTCAAGAGCGAGAAAAGCGTACATATATGGAGCGCAATCTTGTTCATCAAGGTTTGTCTGGAGAGGACGCTCTTTGGGATCGTACTTCTGAAGAACTTGGAAAAGGCGGGGGTTCCGGAGCAAGTCATTTAGAAGAAGTAAATGCTCGTAGAACAGAGTCTCAAAAAACCGATACTTTAGCGAGAGCTTTAGAACGCGCTAGAGAATCTGGTGGTCGTGCTACTCCAACACCTAAAATAGATGTAGACGGCACAGATATGGATTTGGGAGAATCAAACGCCTATCTATCATCTATACGTCGTAAGTTAGACCCAGAAATTGAAGGTGCCCGAAAAGGTAACACTGCACATTATTACATGGCAGGTGTTAAGAACCCTGAAGGAACAGAAGAGGGGGTTCCTAAATCAACCCGTAGATTTAATTTAAATAAGGCTGGCGTACCTAATCCTAAGGGTGGACGTAAAAAGAAAGACCGTTCTGTCCCATGGGATACAAGCAACGAGAACTTACCGGGCTATACCGAGGAAGAGATGATTGCCAATCCGGCTCTTCGTGCTTCTCAAGAGGCCCGTCTTGCTTCAGGAACTCCATTAGAAGGTATAAAGCCAAGAGGTTTTTCTAAGACTCATAATAAAGCAATTAAGGTTACTCTCACCGGAATGGCTAAAGAAGCTCCAGAAGTGGGGATCATTGAGGCTTTTGCTAACAGGCGTCAGGCTCGTCAAGACAAAGAGACTACTAGTACTATGGCCTTACATACAGAGGCAGAGCGTCTTAGAGGTATTGAGGCAGCTAAAACCGCTGATCGTGAATTACGCGGGGCAGCCTTCAGAGTAGGAACTGAAGAAAAGTAGTAGTAGGATATAGCCCTCACTATTGGAGGGACTATGACTATACCTATTCTGGGTCAAGGCAATCAGCCTGCTGATCAAGGAACATACACAGAGATCAAGGACGATGGTCCTAAGATTCGCCTGTTGTATTGCTATAACTGTAAGACCATTGAAGAGATTCCTGATTTTGAGGGTCATCCAGATGATGATGTAACTCTTCAGATCTTAGTTGAACGTCATGAATCCGCTGGTGTTCCCCACACTGGTTTTCTATCTAAGATCGGAGTTAAGTTGTACTCCCGTCCAGAAGTTAAGAAACAAGTTATTGAAAATCTACGTAATCGAGTTGGTGGCGGCCTTGCTGACCTAGACCCTGATTACTACACAACAAAAGCAACTTTCTATGATGATGCAATGAAGTGTTACTCGGAACATTTGCGTCCTAAAGAAAGCTGTTATGATTGGCGTGCAAAGAATAAGCGCCTAGTTCCAAAGAACACAGCGGAGCTTCGTAAAGAAGCTGGGTTGATGAGTGCAGCAAAGTCTGCTGGAACTAACGTCTTTCTTTGTGATTTCTGCCCAGTAAAAACTTATTACGCAACCCAGCAGCGCAAAGCTGCAGGCCTATACGATTAGGATATAAAATGGAAAACGATAAAGTAGAAGAAACAACTTCAGATGCACCTAAGTTACTGACGGGTTTTGCAGTACTTGTTGGCATGGATGGTTCGGTATACGTAGAGCGTAATACTCAAGCTATTTCACTGCCCCTAGATAGAGAAGCAACTCTTATTGAGGTACGTCGCTATTGCTCTGAAATTCTTATAGATATTCAGGCTCAAT